TACAATCATAGGAGTTGCAAGAGATATACATGCGTGGTCAGATCTAAATGGTGTACGGTACACGGCTCTCGGAACAGATAGAAAATTTTATATTTATACAGAGGGTACGATAGCTGACGTCACTCCAATAAGAAAAACAACAAGCAGTGTTTCTAATCCTTTTACTACAGATGGAACAAATAACGTTACTGTAACAGATACTGGTCATCAAGCTTCACTTGGTGATTTTGTAACTTTTGATTCTTTTTCTGCAATAGATGGACTTGATATGAATGCGGAGTTTGAGATAACATCTATTACAAATTCTAATAGCTATGTTGTAACACAATCAAGTAATGCTTCTGGATCTACTTCAGGAGGTGGTGGCACTGGTAATATTAATTATCAAATTAGTATCGGACCAGATGCTTCTGTATACGGCTATGGTTGGGGTATTGGCACATGGAATACAAGCACATGGAATACACCTAGATCAACATCGACAGTTACACTAGATGGTAGAAACTGGAGCTTTGATAATTTTGGAGAAGATTTAATCGCTACTGTACACAAAGGTGGCACATTTAGATGGGATACATCTGCAGGATTAAATACAAGAGCTGCAGTAATTACGCAAGCTCCAACAAATTCAAGATTTAATCTTGTATCAATGCCTGACAGGCACATATTTTTATTTGGTACAGAAACGACGATTGGCGATAGCACAACTCAAGACGATTTATTTTTACGATTTTCATCACAAGAAGACTTTACAACATGGACACCAACGGCAACAAATACTGCAGGATCTTTTCGTATACAAGATGGGTCAAAGATAGTAGCTGCCGTTAGATCTCGAAATGCTGTTTTAGTATGGACAGATAACTCATTGCATGCTCTACAATTTGTAGGGGCTCCTTTCACTTTTTCACTCGTGCAATTAGGTGCTAATTGTGGCGCTGTTGGTGTACACTCTGCCGTTGATATTAACGGTGTTGCATATTGGATGTCGCAGAATGCTTTTTATCTTTACGATGGTACAGTTAAAAAATTACCATGTAGTGTACAAGATTATGTGTTTGAAGATTTTAGTATTGCAAATTATCCAGAAACATATGCAGGTATTAATTCTGAGTTCAATGAAATAACTTGGTTTTATCCTTCTTCTGGTTCTACTCAAATAGATAGAGCTGTGAGTTATAATTATTTAGAAAAAACATGGTACACATCTAATTTAGCTAGAACAACATGGTCAGATTACGGTGTATATCAACAACCCTATGCAACAAAATATTTCCCGAACAATACGGCTACAACGCCTACCGTGTTAGGATTAACTTCAGGAGCTACGACATTCTATGAACACGAAGTAGGTTTTGATGATGATGGCACAGCCATGACAGCATTTATCACTTCAGGAGATTTTGATATACAAGACGGACAGCAAATGCTTTCTATTAGTAGAGGTATACCAGATTTTAAAGATCAAGTAGGGGATACAACGGTAAAATTAGGTTTTAAATCTTTTCCGTCACAAACAGCTACTACAATATCAAGAAACATAACGACTAGCACGACAAAATTTGATTTACGTGGTAGAGGTAGACAAGCTAACGTAGATATTAGAAGCACTGATGTAGGTGCAAACTGGCGTTATGGTACGCTAAGACTAGATGTAAAACCAGATGGAGGTAGATAATGGCTAAAATTGCAACAACTAGATTACCAGATTCAACACCTGAATATGAAGCATCACAATTTGATGCACTAATTCGTGTGCTTGAACAGATTACACAACAATTAAACTTTGGATTTCAACAAGATATAAAAGATGAATCTACAGCAAGGAGTTTCTTCCTTGGCTGATCAATTTAAAAGTTTTTCTAAGACTGCAACAGGTTCTTTGACTGCCGTATATACTGTTCCAACGGCAAACGAAGGTGCGGTGCCACCAGTTTTACCTACTACAGCTATAGTAAAAAGTATTAGATTATCTAATCAATCTGGTGGTGCTGTAACAACTACAGTATCTGTTCATGATTATGATGCAAGCTCTCCTCTTGATATTGAGTTATTTAAAGACAGTCTTGCAGATGGTACAGAATCAGAGGTTCTTACACATCCTGTCGTTTTAGAACAACAAGATGCTATTAAAATTTTGGGAAATGGTGTAAAAATATTAGTTAGTTTAATGGAGATTACGTAATGTCAGAAATAGGTAAAAAAGTACAAGACGCAGAAGTCATTGGTCACGAAACAGTAGGTGATAAACAAATACCTATTTTAAAACCAGAGGTGTATGTAAAAATTTATTGCAGTAATTGCAAAGCAGAAGTTGATGAAGAAGAAAAAGCAACTGGTAATTGCAACGACTGTGGTAAACCTTGGGCCGAATCAAAGGCCAAAGATGTTACCATACGTGTCGTTAAAATGCCTGGTGTCTTAGGTGAGGGTGGAGAACTTTAGTTCTTCTTACAAGTACAATCATCACAGCAGTGCTGTTCTGAATTCTTAATATGTCTTTCTAAGTCTCTCTCAGCTGCTAATAGTCTTTCATGATATTTGCTCACCTTATCTGCAAGGTAGGCAATGGCTTTATTTATGTCTTCGTTTTCCATATTTGTCTCCTGTGATTATTAATTTTGGTGAGAACCTAATGTAAACATATTTTTTTGGAGATCAACAGAACTTTTTAAAATTGTTTTCTTGACAACTAATTTGACTCAGAGTAGCCAACATGAAGATACTCTATCTTTGTTACCCATCCTTTTGGTATTGCAATAGAACCACCACCGTGATTATCATCTTTATCTGTGCACCAAGATCGCATAACAATAATCTTTTCACTAGTGTTTACAACCATCCATCCTACTTCTTGACACACGGCCAACGGTGCATTAATTATGTCTTTTATAGGCAACCAGCCCGTTTCCATATCACGAGCGTCTAACCACGTTACACGGACCATGGGCACTTTGTCTATATTAAAACTCATATTTGGTTGCACATTACTAGAAATTTGCCTATAATTGAACGCTAAATTAGGTTAATTTCTTTCAAGACTTACCACCTTGCTTTTCAACTAAAACCGTTGCTTTATAAGGATTATGCATGATTGATGAACAATTTTTAGAAAATATACCACGATACGGAATAGGTGGATTTGTTGGTAAAATTTTTAAAAAAGTTAAAGACACTGTAAAAAAAGTTGCGCCCATAGCAGGAGCTGGAATAGGTTTTATGCTTGGTGGATCAGCTGGTGCTGGAATAGGTTCTGGCATAGGTAGTTTAATAGCTGGAAAAAGTGTAGGGGAATCTCTTCGTAACGCAGCTCTTGGATACGGTATTGGCTCTTTAGCTGGTCGTTTTGGACCTTTACAAAGATTTGCAGGAGAAGGTATTGGGGGAAGATTTGCTTTTGGAGATAAATTTAATGTTTTAAATAAGTTATTACCAAAGGCTGCTGAAACAGTAACTGCTGATGGAGGAATGACTTTGGAAAAATTTGTTGCCGATAAAGGTTTAAATCCATCCGTACTAGAAGATGAATCATTAAGGCCTTTAATAGAAAAAGAATTTGTTAAAGCATCTGTCAAAGAAGGTGCGGCAAAAACAACTAGTGGTCTTTTAGGAAAAGCTGCAACAGCTGCAGCTGTTGGTGCACCTATAGCAACTTATTTATCAGCAAAAGCAGCTGAAGAAAATTATGTGCCAACAGATCCATATGCTTTAAATCCATTTTATTATTCTGATCCTCAACAATTTCAAGTTTCTGGTATTGGAACAAAACCTTACTACATGGACGATATGCAAAACTATTTTGGTATTGGTCGAGATGATTTGCCTACTGATTTTATTAGAGCAAAAGATGGTGGTGGTATTTCAAAATTATCAAAAGGTTCAACAATGGAGTTTCCTAGAAAGACAGGCGCTATCAATGGTCCGGGTACCGGGACAAGTGATGATATACCAGCAATGTTAAGTGATGGTGAATTTGTTTTTACAGCAAAAGCAGTGCGTAATGCTGGTGGTGGCGACAGAAGAGCTGGAGCAAAAAGAATGTATCAAATGATGAAAAATTTAGAAAAAGGTGGTACACTGTCACCGCAATCAAGAGGAGTCGCAGCATAATGGTTGAAGAATACATACAAAGAGAAGCCCCAGATATTGAAGCCCGTAGACTAGGGCTAATGGATTCTGCAAAGGCCTTGACGGAACAAGGTTATGAAATACCAGAATATATTTTAGCTGGGCTTACAGAAGATCAAAAAAATGCTTTTGCTTTAGCAAGACAAGGTATTGGAAGTTTTAAACCCTTTTTACAATCAGCAGAGCAAGCTACCACTCAAGCAGTGAATCAATTATCCAATATTGGAGGTGCTCCGACTCAAGCACAATTGGATGCTTATATGAACCCTTTTCAACAATCTGTGATTGATGCAACTATTTCTGAATTAGATAAACAAGGCGCTTTAGCTAAAAATCAATTAGCAGGACAAGCCACTATGGGAGGAACATTTGGTGGATCAAGATTTGGTGTTGCAGAAGCTGAGTTAGCTAAAAATTTACAAGAATCAAAAGCTAAAACATTAGCACAATTAAATTTACAAAATTTTGCTCAAGCTCAAGCAAATGTTCAAAATCAACTTGAAAGAGAAAGATTAGCTGCCCTAGGCATAGGCTCACTAGCTCCACAATTTGCTTCTTTAGGTGCACAAGCTCAATCACTTGGTGCACAAGACGTAAATCAATTACTTGGAATTGGTGGACTACAACAACAATTTGCTCAACAACAAGAAGATGTAAGAAGAAGAAACATTCTTGAGCCAAGGTTACAACCATATCAACAATTAGGTTTCTTATCAGATATTTATCAAGGAGCGCCTACATCAGCACAAGTAATTAATACTGCTGGCGCTGGTTCTGGAGCTAGCCCATTACAACAAGCTATTGGTGTAGGAATAGGAGCGTTGTCTGGTGTTGCTGGACTTAAAAAATTAGGAGTGTTTTAATGTCAGTTTTAAATAGGCCAATGTTTAATAAACAAGTGGTTAAAAGATTTGAAGGTTCATCACAACGTGGGGAAACAGCAAATCCTGAACCAATACTTACTAGACTTTTTGAGATGTTTAAAAGATTAAATCCTAATTACGATCCAGAAACAGATGAATTTAGACAAGAAGAATTTAAAGAAGAACAAGAAAAATCTAAAAATCAAGTAATCAGTAAACTTTACGAATTAATTCAAAAAGAAGACCCAGAAAGCACATTAAGAGAGGGCGAATTTGCTAGTGAAGAATTAACTAATAAAAATCCAGAATTGTATAGTTTATACAATGCTTTTCTTGCTGATAACATTGATTCAAAAGAAGCAGAAGATGATTTAAAAAAATATTTAGATGATAAAAGTGTCGTTCGAGAAGGTGAAGATCAACAAGAACCAGCAGCAAAACAAGACATTATTTCTCCATTTGAACCGACAAAAACAAAAGATGAAGGAAGATCTATATTTGGAATAAAATTACCTTTTGCAGAAGGTGGAGAGGTAGATGCAGAAGATGTAGGAATTATGGATGGTTTTAAAGAAGGTGAAGCCGAACAAATTATACAAAAAGGTGAAGAGGGAAAACAAAAAATAGATTCTGCTCAAGATTATTCTGAGCTTATGAATTCAACTAGAGGTGATTCTGCTTCAGAAGAACAAAGAA